TTACGGGGTAATGCCAACCGCTGCCGCCACTTTGTCGCCACTTGGCAGCGTTGCCAGAGGATTGAAACGGAGCGCCGTTTCCAGATGATCCGGTGCCAGATGTGCGTAACGCATAGTCATTTTTATATCGTGGTGTCCGAGAATTTTTTGTAAGGCCAGAATGTTTCCACCCGACATCATGAAGTGCGCCGCAAACGTATGGCGCAGAACGTGTGTGAGTTGACCGCGAGGGAGCACGATAGACGTTTTTTCCATCACGGATAAAAATTGAAAATAGCAGTCTGTGAAGAAATTGAACCCATCAAGCGCCATGATCTCTTCGTAAAGCTCTTTACTGATAGGGATGCTTCTGTTTTTCTTCCCCTTCGTTCTTACAAAGGTAATTCGGTATTTGGTCACCTGTGAACGAGTAAGATTTACGGCTTCTCGCCAGCGAGCGCCTGTGCTTAAGCATATCTTAACTACCAGTGCTAGAATTGGGTCCTGACGTTTGCAATCAGCCAGTAATTCAACAATCTGCTCATGGGTAAGCCATGCCATCTCTTTTTCTGCGATGGTGAATTTTCGCATGTTCTCCAGTGGGTTCGGATACGACCATTCGCCCAGACGGGATAGTTCGCTAAAAACACTACTTAGATAGCTTTGCTCCAGGTTAATGGTGACCGGGCTTGCTCCTTTCTTCCATTTCTCGCTGAAGTAGATCTCGCCTGTCAGGCGTTTATCTCGATAGTGGGCAAACATTTTAGAGGTGAGATCGGTTGCAAGAGGATTGCCCAGAGCGTCAACCATCAGCAGCAATTTGTCATAGACATGCTGCCCAGCAGTCAGAGATTTACCATGTAGTTTGAACCATAGCTCAACCACGTCTTTCAGGGTTCGACGATCCACTGATTCGCCCAGCCATGGCTTTGATTCGGTTTCTTCCATAGTGTGACGCTCAAAAGCCAGAGCTTCGCCTTTGGTGGCGAATTGTTTACGCACACGACGCCCACTTCGTCCGGCGGGGTAACATTCGCAAAGCCATTTCCCTGTGGTGAGTTTTCGTACTGCCATAAAAAATGCCCTCCAGTAGAGAGCATTTTTACTGTATGTATAACCAGTGTCAATGTATGAAATCCTACGACCATACATCTCACTGAAGCCATAATGAAGTTGGCTATTCTTTTTGCTATGTGAGCATGTAACTTTTGCGGTTAACCTGCGGCTCATTTTTATTTTAGACGCAGGTATAAAAGCAAAAGTTATCGTGAGTTTTTAGTACAGATTTTTTTGGATTTACTAATAGTTCCATCATTACAAACGAATTTGCCATCTGAGGTACAGTGAGAAACACCTCCCTTTTTCCCTGAGCAGGGATAATTTCTAGCATAGGTAGTTAGTGGGTTTAATAACAAAGAACATGACAAAACCACAAAAAATACCTTACCAAGCATAGTTTCCTCCCGGTACTATTTAACATACTTGACTGTTAAACTTATAATTTTACCAATTATTTCAATGTCTTCTATCTTACATTCGAAGGCTCTGTTTCCACCCTCGACGAAGATTCTTCCACCGGGTAAACGAGTAATGTCACGGATCGTTACTTCGCCATCAATACTTATTACCCATTTACCATCACGTATATCATCAAATTCTTTATCACAAATAAATTCAGAATTGTTATCTGTGATGACAAAAGGTTTTTTAAACGTAGAGGGTAGAAATCCCTTATCAAAAATATAAAAACCGTCTTCACGCAAGGCACCATCAGATAATACATATTTAGCAACTTCCATAGTATTTGTATTACCTGAAGTTTGCTTTGAACCATGTCCGGTTGTGAGCCAATTAAGCGAGGTGCCCGTTTCAAGGGCGCACTGGATTACCCATTCTGCTGGGAATGAGTCACGCATGTAGCGTGTGGCGAGTGTACTTTTAGAGATTCCTAAATGATCGCACAACGCCTGTCGAGTTTTGAATCCATAAGCTTCTACCATGCGCTCTATAGCGCCTCGTCCGCCTTTCTCCAAATTCATGGTCACTCCAAGTGAACTTTTATCTTGACGATTTCATTGTGCGATCGTATGTTTGTGGTGTTCACAAAATACAAACGATCCGTATTCGTCCTGATTAATCATCATTAAACGAGGAATGTTGCATCATGAGACCTAACATTTCAATCACTCTTACCACGCCTCATGTGACTATTGAGCGCTATAGCGAGCTGACAGGGCTGTCCATCGATACCATCAATGACATGTTGGCTGATGGACGCCTTATCCGTCACCGTTTGCGCAAAGATAAAAAACGCGAAAAAGTGATGATCAACATAGCAGCTATGACCGTTGATGCGCTTTCAGAATGCAATCTAAACCTTAATTAGTTCGATTCTGAAATACATCAGAGGCATTGACCATGTTTGATTACCAAGTTTCCAAACATCCACATTTTGATGAAGCCTGTCGTGCATTTGCACTGCGCCACAATCTGGTGCAACTGGCAGAACGTGCAGGCATGAATGTGCAGATTCTGCGGAACAAGCTGAACCCAGCTCAGCCTCATCTATTAACCGCACCAGAAATCTGGCTGCTTACCGATCTGACTGAAGATTCAACGCTGGTAGATGGTTTTCTGGCACAGATTCATTGTCTGCCATGTGTACCGATTAATGAGGTGGCAAAAGAGAAACTGCCACATTACGTCATGAGTGCAACCGCAGAGATCGGGCGTGTTGCTGCAGGTGCGGTATCTGGCGATGTAAAAACCAGTGCAGGTCGTCGTGATGCTATCAGCAGCATTAACTCTGTAACACGACTGATGGCGTTGGCTGCTGTTTCATTGCAGGCCCGTTTACAGGCTAACCCTGCGATGGCGAGTGCAGTTGATACCCTGACCGGCCTCGGAGCTTCATTCGGTTTGCTGTGAGGTGCTTATGCTGACGAAAGAACCATCATTTGCATCGCTGCTGGTAAAGCAAAGCCCGGCAATGCACTACGGTCACGGCTGGATCATGGGTGAGGATGGAAAACGCTGGCATCCATGTCATTCACAAGATGAATTGCTGTCTGAATTGACCACGAGGAAACGGAGAAAGTCAAAATGTATGCAGCGGAAAGTGAAGTGGTTTATCAGTTTTGTTACAGAGGGGAGAGTTATTCAGTACCTGAAGATGATTTGCTCTGTTGTTATCCGTCGTTGTCGGGCGATGGCAGTTACTTTTTCACGCTAAAGGATGGGACGTTTTTACGGGGAGAGCAGGTTAAAGAGACGGTACGAAAAAATGTATCTCCCCTTGAGCGTTACCGTAAGAACAAAGAACGATAGGTGCGTTTGGGGGATATGAAGTATGGCAATTAATGGCGCTGCGGCGACTGTTCCATTAAGCCCCGGAGAACGCCTGAATGGACTTAATCACATTGCGGAATTAAGGGCGAAAGTATTTGGCCTGAATATTGAGTCAGAGCTTGAGCGGTTTATTAAAGATATGCGTGATCCACGGGATATCAATAACGGACAAAATAAACGGGCACTGGCTGCCATATTCTTTATGGCAAAAATTCCAGCTGAACGTCATAGCATCAGCATTAATGAGCTGACCACTGACGAAAAGCGGGAGTTGATTAAAGCAATGAATCATTTTCGTGCAGTGGTGAGCTTATTTCCCAGACGGCTAACCATGCCGAATTAACCAACTAATGAAATTAATGGCGTAAACCCGCCGGGCATCCCTTTATCTAAATTCAGGAGAATTGATTATGCGTAATATTGAAACCCTCTCGACCAAAACCGGACCGGATGACGCAGGGCTTAATATTTTACTGACAGAGGCTCGTCTGGAAGAACGCCGGGCAAGGGCTGAAGCAATGACAGCTCGCCTTGATAGCCTGGCGTGTCATATCACATCCCGCCAGCTAACCCACGTCGAAGCGGCAGAACTGCTTCGTGTGACTGCTGAAGCAATCCAGAACGAAGCGCAGGAGATCCACTAATGGCTGATGCAATGGATCTCGTACAGCAGCGCGTTGAAGAAGAACGCCAACGCCATATCCGTGCTGCCCGTGCCAAAACGCCGGGCGTGTCCCGCGTGCTTTGCATTGAGTGTGAAGCGCCAATTCCGCCAGCACGCCGCCGTGCCATTCCGGGTGTGCAGCTTTGCATTACCTGTCAGGAAATCGCAGAGCTGAAAGGCAAACATTACAACGGAGGTGCTGTATGAGCACCATCCTGAAATGGGCGGGAAATAAAACTGCCATAATGTCCGAACTGAAAAAACATCTTCCTGCTGGCCCGCGACTGGTTGAACCTTTCGCGGGTTCCTGTGCTGTGATGATGGAGACGGATTATCCCAGCTATCTGGTTGCGGATATTAATCCTGATTTAATCAACCTCTATAAAAAGGTTGCCGCTGATTGTGAATCGTTTATATCTCGCGCCAGAGTTTTATTTGAGATCGCAAACAGGGAGGTGGCTTATTACAACATAAGGCAGGAGTTTAATTACTCAACTGAAATTACTGATTTCATGAGAGCGGTATATTTCCTGTATCTCAATCGTCACGGTTACCGTGGTTTATGTCGCTATAACAAGAGCGGGCATTTCAACATTCCCTACGGTAATTATAAAAATCCGTATTTCCCTGAAAAAGAAATTCGCGCATTTGCAGAAAAGGCCCAGCGAGCAACGTTTATCTGCGCCAGCTTTGATGAAACGCTGGCGATGTTGAAGGCGGGGGATGTGGTGTATTGCGATCCGCCGTATGACGGTACGTTTTCCGGCTATCACACTGACGGCTTCACTGAAGATGACCAGTATCACCTGGCATCTGTTCTTGAACATCGGTCATCAGAAGGACATCCGGTCATTGTTTCTAACAGTGACACATCCCTGATCCGTTCGCTGTATCGCAATTTTACTCACCACTACATCAAGGCAAAACGCAGCATCGGTGTGGCAGCTGGCGAGGGTAAATCAGCAACAGAAATCATTGCTGTTTCCGGGCCGCGCTGCTGGGTGGGATTTGATTATTCGCGTGGCGTGGATAGTTCTGCCGTGTACGGAGTACGTGCATGAGTCATGCCGATATGAACAACTGCTGCGGCTTTAACGAAGCTGCCGCATCGTTCTCATGGAACAGCCCGAAAAAGGCCATTAACCCTTATCTGGACCCGGTGGAAGTTGCGCCGGTTTCTACGCTTTCAAACCTGATCACTCTGTACACTGCCGATAACGAGCAGGAACAGCTGCGCCGTGAGGCGCTGAGTGATCAGGTCTGGGAGCGTTATTTCTTTAATGAATCCCGTGATCCTGTCCAGCGCGAAATGGAACAGGATAAGCTCATTAGTCGGGCAAAGCTGGCGCATGAGCAGCAGCGTTTTAATCCGGATATGGTCATTCTGGCGGACGTCAACGCCCAGCCTTCCCATATCAGCAAGCCGCTGATGCAACGTATTGAATACTTCAGCAGCCTGGGCAGGCCAAAGGCTTATTCCCGCTATTTACGTGAGACGATTAAGCCATGTCTGGAACGACTGGAGCATGTACGCGACAGTCAGCTATCTGCATCTTTTCGCTTTATGGCAAGCCATGAAGGGCTGGACGGCCTGCTGATCCTGCCTGAAATGAGTCAGGATCAGGTGAAACGCCTGTCCACCCTGGTAGCTGCGCATATGAGTATGTGCCTTGATGCCGCTTGTGGCGATTTGTATGCCACCGATGACGTTAAGCCAGAGGAAATCCGCAATACATGGGAAAGGGTGGCAGCGGAAACCCTGCGTCTGGATGTCATCCCGCCTGCGTTTGAGCAACTCCGTCGGAAAAGAAACCGCCGTAAACCCGTGCCCTATGAACTCATTCCGGGTTCGCTGGCGCGTATGTTGTGCGCCGACTGGTGGTATCGGAAATTATGGAAGATGCGTTGCGAATGGCGGGAAGAGCAGTTGCGTGCAGTCTGCCTTGTCAGCAAAAAAGCATCTCCTTATGTCAGCTATGAAGCCGTGATGCATAAACGTGAGCAGCGCCGTAAGTCGCTGGAGTTTTTCCGTTCTCATGAACTGGTGAACGAAGACGGCGACACGCTGGACATGGAGGATGTGGTAAACGCCAGCAGCAGCAACCCAGCGCATCGCCGCAATGAGATGATGGCCTGTGTTAAAGGTCTGGAGCTTATCGCGGAAATGCGCGGTGACTGCGCCGTTTTCTACACCATCACCTGTCCGTCACGTTTCCATTCCACGCTAAATAACGGCAGGCCCAACCCAACCTGGACAAATGCGACGGTAAGACAAAGCAGTGATTATCTGGTCGGCATGTTTGCTGCATTTCGTAAGGCGATGCACAAAGCCGGATTGCGGTGGTATGGCGTGCGGGTGGCTGAGCCGCATCATGACGGTACAGTTCACTGGCACCTGTTGTGTTTTATGCGCAAAAAAGACCGCCGCACCATCACTGCATTACTGCGTAAGTTTGCCATCCGTGAAGACCGCGAGGAGCTGGGCAATAACACTGGGCCGCGCTTTAAGTCTGAGTTGATTAACCCGCGCAAAGGTACGCCAACAAGCTACATCGCGAAATACATCAGTAAGAACATTGACGGGCGTGGTCTGGCTGGCGAGATCAGCAAGGAAACGGGGAAATCCCTGCGTGATAATGCTGAATACGTTAATGCCTGGGCGTCTCTGCATCGTGTTCAGCAATTCCGCTTCTTTGGCATTCCGGGGCGTCAGGCTTACCGTGAACTGCGATTGCTGGCTGGTCAGGCGGCAAGGCAACAGGGGGACAAAAAAGCAGGTGCGCCGGTACTGGATAACCCGCGCCTTGATGCCATTCTGGCTGCTGCTGATGCTGGTTGTTTTGCCACCTACATCATGAAGCAGGGTGGCGTACTGGTTCCCCGCAAATATCACCTCATCAGAACTGCTTATGAAATCAACGAAGAGCCGACCGCCTATGGCGATCACGGCATTCGTATTTATGGCATCTGGTCACCTATTGCAGAGGGCAAGATCTGCACTCATGCCGTGAAGTGGAAAATGGTTCGTAAGGCCGTTGACGTTCAGGAGGCGGCAGCCGACCAGGGCGCTTGCGCCCCTTGGACTCGTGGCAATAACTGTCCCCTTGCTGAAAATTTGAACCAACAGGAGAAAGATAAATCAGCAGATGGGGACCCCAGAACGGATATTATCAGCATGGATGACAAGGAGTTGCACGATTTCCTGCACAGTATGAGCAAAAAAGAGCGCCGGGAACTGGCAGAAAGGCTACGCCTGGTTAAACCGATACGGCGTAAAGACTACAAACAGCGAATTACAGACCATCAGCGACTGCAGCTCGTCTATGAGCTGAAGTCCAGAGGATTTGATGGTAGCGAGAAAGAGGTCGATTTACTCCTTCGCGGCGGCAGTATTCCGTCAGGAGCAGGCCTGCGTATCTTCTATCGGAACCAGCGTTTGCGGGAAGATGATAAGTGGCGGAACCTGTATTAATTACGCGGGTTAACAATTCGTGCTCTAAATAATACCCGGTATATCAGGCTGATGAACGTAAAAAAACGTTTTACATCAGTAAGATTATTGTATACTGTGAATATAAACAGTGGTTATATATACAGTATTGCGTGTGGTGTCATAGGAGGAAAAATGCAGGACTATTTTTTGGAGTCTTTGAAGCTCCAGCGCATTGATTTTTTTCTTAAGCTTGTCGCGGCTAGTGAGTGTAGTGATGAAGAGAAGGGGCTGGCTCTGCAGTGGGTTTCTGAATTGACTGATGAACTTATGGCAAAAATCAGAACTCACGAATACAACCGCTCAATGGATGTCATCAGTTGAGGTGACTTTTATGCGCATTGAAATAATGATCGATAAAGAGCAGAAGATTAGCCAGTCTACCCTGGACGCCCTTGAATCCGAGCTTTACCGCAATCTGCGCCCCCTGTATCCCAAAACGGTAATTCGTATCCGAAAAGGTAGCTCTAACGGTGTGGAACTGACCGGACTGCAACTGGACGAAGAAAGAAAACAAGTGATGAAAATTATGCAGAAGGTGTGGGAAGACGACAGCTGGCTGCATTAAGAAACGTTGCTGGCATCAGTACTTGATTCTGAAGCCAGCAAGGTTGAACAACGAGCAGGGCGAGGCGTTAGTGTTATCATCAAAGAATTTCACATAAACATCTGGATTTGCTCGTTTTTTAGTTGGTTGATTTTTTCGCGCAATCTGATCTTTTCATCAGCTTTTTCCAAAGAGGCTGGTGACATGCAGTTAATCAAAGCGTCAAGGTGCTCTGGAGATTTGATAATAAAGAACTTTTTGTATTTATTAACAAAAACGACAGAGCATTTTTTACGTTTAAGAAGCTCAATCACGTTACTCAGAGTACCCGTGCTCTTCGTATCCCAAACCATTAATCCATAATCGGCTTCTTCTGCCATTTTGAGATCTTTCGCAGTGAAAAACGCGCGAGTGCCGGCTGCATGGCTAGTACTTACTACATGTACAGGCCATGAGCCAAGATTATTGCGCGGTTTTTCTGAGCTACTGAATACTGTGGCTTTTTTACATCCAAGTTCTAGCAATACGCGTTGAACAGATGAATCAACACCATTGGCATCACCAACTACAATACGAAAACGCGAGTTAACAATTTTTTTCAGACGATCCACGATGAGTGTGTCAAGGTTTTTGATGGTTATTGAACCAGCAACAAATACCGTAGTCATCACTATCTCCAAGTCAAAGCTGCAACATAAATGCTTCTAACCTTAGTATAATCGTTTAGCACAGCACAAGCAGCCTCCATAGATGCGCCTGTATGGTAGAGGTCGTCAATGATAAGGACATTCCAGTTGCCATTATTCTCAATACTGTCATTAACAGAGAACGAATTACCCAGCGCCGTGATTTTCTCTTCTTTTGTATTCAGGTTCTTTAGCGAAGCCCCGCCGGGGGCTTTCAACAAGAGGTCATCGAAGCATGGTTTGCCAACTAGTTTGGCTAGTTCCTGAGCTATTTCGGTCACTGGCTGGCGTGCACGCTGATTAGATGCAGCCATTGGAACGATAAACCCGACATTGCTGAAATGAGGAAAGGCATGCTCTGCTAGGCATTGGGCTAAAGGCTTAACTTGTGACCAATCGTCACGGTATTTAAGCTGGAAAAGAGATTCGCCTACCTCAGTACGCTCAGTCTCAAACCGCATATGTCCCCACTCATCGTAACCAATGGGAATGCTGCGGATGCTGTGTTTATCCATCGCAAGACCTAATTCCCAATTTCCAACAATCTGTTTTATGTTGACTTTCATGGCTCACCGTTTGCTGTGTAAAACACCAAAGATTACCTCTTGTTATATTTGGTGAAAGCGAAAGTTTCATTTTTTGCAGTGGAGATCAAATGTTACTCCGTGAACATTTTTAGCATGTGGCCTCGCTACACGGTTTGGCGTAACTACTGCATGTCTATACTGCATGAATCCGCATGATCGTTTAAGGATCGCTCTAGTTGGGGCCTGCTAGGTATGGCGGGCTTTTGCTTATGTCATGCAGGTGCATGAAAACCACTATATAAAGCGGGCAGGCGTGGCGGGGATACGAGCGCGCGCTGGTTAATTTATATGAGAACAATCTCATATAAATATTCGAGACAAGTTGCAAAAAAACGCGGAGCATTATATGTTTAGTAGCAAATTCTGAACGTTGAGAATATTAAAATGGAAATTTTTGATACGAATGATATCTTTGGGCTCTCAAGAGATTTGCCACTTAATTACATTGAAAGACCTGATGTTGATTTCAAACTTAAACAGGAATTACAAGCAAAGAAACATATTGTTATTTACGGCAGTTCAAAGCAGGGTAAGACTTGCGTAAGAAAACACTGTATTAATTCTGATGATTATATTTTGGTGCAGTGTTCGAATCGTTCTGATGTATCTGAATTGAATGCAAGTATTTTAAAAAGAGCTGGATTCGAAATAACTCAGTCTACCAAGAAAGGTATTACGGGGAAAAATAAAATAATCGCATCAATAAAAACTTCTATTTTGGGCTTTGTGGCGAGTGCCGGAGGCGAGATCGAAGATACGAAATCTCATGAACAAGTAACCGCGCCTTTAGAAATTGATGTTGATGATGTTAATGATGTTATAGCGGCTTTAAAATCTATAAATTTCAAGAAGATTATCGTTCTTGAGGATTTTCATTATATGCCTTTCGAAACTCAAAGAGATTTTTCGATCGCATTAAAAGCCTTTCATGAAACATCAAGCATTATTTTTGTAATTGTTGGAGTTTGGCTAGAAGATAATCGGCTCATTGTCTACAATGGTGACTTAACTGGCAGGATTATTTCTGTTAACGCAGACAAATGGCAAGATTCTGAACTGGAGATGGCAATTGATAAAGGAGGTTTACTCCTTAACATTGATTTTGATCCAACTTTCAAAGCAGATGTAGTAACACACTGTCTCAATAGTATTTATTTAGTGCAAGAAGCATGTAGGCGTGCGTGTATTGAATGCGGAATATCAGAGACTCAGCAAACAAAAAGAACTATTGGAGCTGGTTTGGATGGAAAGGATATCATTGCAAAAATTGTTAATGACCAATCGGCTCGTTACAATTCTTTCCTTATTAATTTTTCAGATGGATTTCAAGATACTGAACTTCAAATGCATAAATGGATTTTATATCCTGTCCTTTCATCAACCATTAGTGAACTTGAATTAGGTTTGAAATTTAAAGATATAAGGGCAATATTACAAAGTGTACATCCAAGAGGGGAGAAGTTAAACCTGGGTAATGTTACTCAGTCGTTACAATCAACGGCGTCTTTGCAAATAAAGAAAAATATAATGCCTATTATTTTGGATTATGACCAAACAAATAGGAAACTGAATGTTGTTGATAAAGGCTTCCTAATATGGTTGCAACATCAAGATATCAAAGATCTAAAGGATGATTTGGAGTTGCCAAATTAATTCATGTCTTTATTATAGATAATGGCGCCTATGTAGGCGCCATTATCTTAGAATTCAAGTGTATACGGTTTGAATTGGATTATATTCTCATTAGACCAACTATTTAATCCTTTTATTCTTTCCTGTAATGGTATTAGCTCATTCCTCACAAACACACAGCTAGCCTTTTCCACATCCCCAAATCCTCCAACATTATTAGGTATAATCCCCATCATTTGCGGTGGTACGCGGTGCGCAGCCATCATGTCATCGCGGCTGACATTTTTGATATTCAGAAACTCATCCTTCGCCGCAACTTCTGACAGAGGAATGATCTGAAGCCCATCCTTTTTGCCATTAGGTGAGTACATAAACAGGTTGCGGAAATTGCCTGGACCTTTGGCGCTTTTCATCGCGTTGCGGAGGTTGTTCACATCCTCCTGGTTCTGCGCCGCATCGGTCATGTACATGATGAAGCCTGCATGACTGCCGTTAATGTAATACTTGCGGCGGAACAGCGTGGCGGACTCGTTGAGCAAAGCGGATGGGATGGCAGAAAGATAGCCGGGCAGGCCGTAGATCTCCTGATTAATATCCGGTTCCATCAGATGAAAAATGCTGCCTTTCGTGAACTGATACGGCTGGGTTGTCATACCGTATTGCATAAACCAGTAGGTATCCAGGTCTAACCCGCGTCGGGTGTATTTTGCCAGAGCAGGCTCAAGGGCTATAACTTCACCGAAGCGGTTCGTGCGTTTCTCCAGGTAGGCGTTACCAAATACCAGATAGTCCTGCACAAAACGTGAAAAAGCCTGCTGGCTGAGCAGCGGGTGAGGGATGTAGGTACTGGTCAGAATGTTGCATTTCACCGCAATTGGTGAGCTGTGATGCACGGCAGCGCGGAAGGTTCGCGCCAGTCCGTCAAAACTCACTGGCGGCTCATACCAGCGATCTGTCTGTACGCATTCCACATAGTCCAGTAGTTCACGGCGGTCCAGAACCGGAACGGGATCGCCGAAGCTGAATGCTTCGGCTGAAGTCTGGTTTTTATGCTGGATCTGTTTCGTCGCCGCAGCGCGGTTCTTCTTACTCTTTCCCATCAAAAAATCTCCACAATATTGCTGATATTGGCGGACTCGCCCTGCAGCGGTTCGTTAAACAGTGCGTGCATTGTTGCCCAGGCCAGATCGGCATGGCTGGCTTCTTCGCTGCGGCTGGCTTCATAGGTCGGGCGGTTGCCGCTGGCGGTGGTGGCGCGACGGATTGCCATAAATGACTGCGCAATGTCGGTGTGCCCGGCGTCAAACTCCAGACGGCGGTGGCTGATAATGTCGTAGGCCTTGAGTACCAGGGCGTTTTTAACGTTGGGGTTATAGACAAACTCCCGGACGGCAGGAAAGAACGCTTTCACGTTCTCGTAAACCCCGTGACCGACGCCGGTTGAGTCGATGCCGATGTAGGTCACGTTGTACTGTTCGGTCAGTTTTTTGATGGCGTCAGCCTGGGCGCGGAAGTCCATTCCGCGCCACTGGTGACGCTCAAGAATGCGGAACTTACCGCCCGGCACGGCTGGCGGTGCCACCACCACGCACCCGGCGCTGTCGCCGTTTTGCGTACCTTTTGCCGGGTCATAACCGATCCACACTTCGCGCCAGCCAAACGGGCGCAGCGCCAGTGCATGAAAGTCGGTCCAGACTTCCCAGCTGTCCACCATGCACCCCTGCAGCTCGCTGAGCGGGAACACGGACGCGAGATCGTCCACGAACTCACACATCAGCAGGTTCTGGTATTCATCCGGGCTGTATTCCATGCGTAACTGGTCGAGGTCGAACAAGTTGCAGCCGCCGCGCACCGCATCTTCCACAGTGACTATCTGGCGGTACTGCCCGTCTGCGCACAGCAGGCCGGGGGCCAGATTGCTGTGGGACAGGTCGATGTCCACCTTGTCGGCTTTGTTGCGTCCACGGTTGAACAGCGCACCGGACCAGAACGGATAAGCACTGTGGGTCAGGCTGGATGGCGTGGAAAAATAGGTTTGTCGCCATTTTTTGTGAATAGCCATACCGGAAGCCACTTTGCGCAGCTCCTGGAATTTCGGTATCCAGAAATATTCATCCAGATACAGGTTACCGTGATAACTCTGGGCTGTGCGGGCATTGGTGCCGAGGAAGTAAAGCGTGGCCCCGTTAGGAAGCACCATCGGATCGCCTTTCAGCTCCACCTCCACTTCTTTGGCGAAGTCGATGATGTACTGCTTAAAGACGTGGGCCTGTGCCTTACTGGCGGAAAGGAAAATCTGGTTACGTCCGGTCAGCAGGGCGTCAATCAGGGCTTCACGGGCAAAGTAAAAGGTCGCGCCGATCTGGCGTGACTTCAGCAGGTTGCGGATGCGGTTGGTTTTTCCGGCTTCCCACCAGTGGCGCTGGTAGTTGAACATGGAGGAGTGGAAGATTTCTTCCAGCTTCTCAATTTGTTCATCGGTGAAAACGTTCTTTTCCGGCTGACGGCGCGGGCCTTTGTTGCGGTTGGCGACGTTAGGGTTTAAGTCGGCTTCGTTACCGCCATTGTTAAACTTGCCGATGCGCGCGTGGCGCTCCGACTGGCGCGCCAGCAGGTCAATTTCTTTGAAATCTTTCCCTTCTTTGTGCTCCTTCATAATGAGCTGGCAGTAGCGTGCGGCGGTGGTGAGCTGCATCTGATCCAGCGGCCCATAGTCACCCCACTTGTCGCGTTTTTTCCAGCTGTGAACGGTTGCAACTTTCTCGCCCAGCATTTCAGCAATGCGGGCTACGCGGTATCCCTGAAAGTACAGCAGCATGGCCTGCCGACGGGGATCGAGATCTGCGGGTGTCAGTGTGGTGTTCATGGCACAAACCTACAGCCTTGAATGACGGCTTTCCCCGCCTGCGGTTTGTGTGGTTGTCGGTACAAATACCGCGCATTGTTTCACTGCCCCCATCACCGCAACCATAAGGCTCCAGTAAGTTTTTTCTAACGGAGCACGGCTCATGACAGTGAAAACAAAGCGTTTTCGCATCGGGGTGGAAGGTGCCACCACCGACGGACGCGAAATCCAGCGTGAATGGCTGGAACAGATGGCAGCCAGCTACAACCCGGCTGTGTATACCGCGCTGATTAACCTTGAGCACATCAAGTCTTATCTGCCGGACAGCACCTTTAACCGCTACGGCAAGGTGACGGCGCTGTTTGCTGAAGAAATCACGGAAGGTCCGCTGGCAGGCAAGATGGCGCTGTATGCCGACGTTGAGCCAACGGAGTCCCTGGTGGAACTGGTGAAAAAAGGCCAGAAATTATTCACCTCTATGGAAGTCAGCCCGAAGTTTGCTGATACGGGCAAAGCCTACCTGGTCGGCCTGGCTGCCACTGATGACCCTGCCAGTCTGGGTACGGAAATGCTGACATTCAGCGCCAGTGCAGCCCATAACCCGCTGGCAAACCGCAAGCAGAATCCCGCCAATCTTTTTACCGCTGCAGAGGAAACGGTGATCGAACTGGAAGAAATCCAGGAGGACAAACCGTCCCTGTTTGCCCGTGTCACGGCGCTGTTTACCAAAAAAGAGCAGTCCGATGACGCCCGGTTCTCTGATGTGCATAAGGCCGTGGAGCTGGTCGCCACTGAGCAGCAAAACCTGAGTGTGCGTACCGAAAAATCCCTGTCTGAGCTGGAGACTGCCCTGCAGGCACAGCAGACCGCCTTTAACGAACTGGTGAATAAGCTGAGTCATGAAGACAGCCGCCAGGACTACCGCCAGCGTGCAACAGGCGGTAACGCCCCCGCTGACACTCTGACCAATTGCTGATGGAGCACAAAACCTGATGAAGAAGAATACCCGCTTTGCTTTTAACGCTTACCTGCAGCAGCTGGCGCGTCTGAACGGTGTGGCAGTTGAAGAACTGTCCAGCAAATTCACCGTAGAGCCGTCTGTACAGCAGACGCTGGAAGACCAGATCCAGCAGTCCGCCGCATTCCTGACGCTGATTAACGTTACGCCAGTGACTGAGCAGTCCGGTCAGCTGCTTGGATTGGGTGTTGGCAGCACCATTGCCGGAACCACTGATACCACCGCGAAAGAGCGTGAGCCTGTCGATCCGACGCTGATGGTCGATGTGGAATATAAATGCGAGCAGACTAACTTTGACACGGTGCTGACCTACGCGAAGCTGGACCTGTGGGCGAAGTTTCAGGATTTCCAGGTGCGTATCCGTAACGCCATCGTGAAACGTCAGGCACTGGACCGCATCATGATCGGCTTTAACGGCGTGAAGCGTGCGAAAACCTCCAACCGTAGCGAAAACCCGCTGCTGCAGGATGTGAATAAAGGCTGGCTGCAGAAAATCCGTGAGGATGCACCGGATCACGTCATGGGCAGCACCACCACGGGCGGTGAAACCACACCGGGCGCGGTGAAAGTCGGTAAAGGTGGCGAATATGCCAACCTGGACGCCGTGGTGATGGATGCCGTTAATGAGCTTATCGACGTGGTCTACCAGGACGATGACGATCTGGTGGTGATTTGCGGTCGTGAACTGCTGTCTGACAAGTATTTCCCGCTGGTCAACAAAGAGCAGGAAAACAGTGAAAAACTCGCTGCCGATATGATCATCAGTCAGAAACGCATGGGTGGCCTGCAGGCCGTGCGTGCGCCGTTCTTCCCGCCGAATGCGTTGCTAATCACCCGTCTGGATAACCTGTCCATCTACTGGCAGGAAGACACCCGCCGCCGTTCAGTTATCGACAACCCGAAACGTGACCGGATTGAAAATTTTGAATCCGTTAACGAAGCCTATGTGGTTGAGGACTACCGCTGCGCCGCACTGGTGGAAAACATCCAGATTGGCGACTTCAGCGCCGCCGCAGCAGAAACCGGAGCGTAATCCATGAGCCTGAGTCCCGCACGGCAGCATCGCCTGCGCGTTCAGGCTGAACAGGCCGCCCGTGAGGGCGGCAGTGTTCGCCACGCGTCGGGCTATGACCTGATGCTGCTGCAACTGGCGGAAGACCGCCGCCGTCTCAAGGGCGTTCAGTCCACGGTGAAAAAAGCGGAAATAAAGGTGGAGCTGCTGCCGAAATATGCCGCCTGGGCGGAGGGCGTTCTGGCTGCCGGAGGCGCTCAACAGGATGACGTGCTGATGTACGTGATGCTGTGGCGCATTGATGCCGGAGATTATGCCGGGGCGCTGGAGATCGGGCGTCATGCCCTGCGTCATGGCTGGGTGATGCCGCTGGGTAACCGCAACGTGCAGACCGTGCTGGCAGAGGAAATGGCAGACGCGGCGCAGAGCGCAATGCTTGCTGCCACCGGCTTTGATGCCGATCTGTTGCTGCAGACGCTGGAGCTGACAGACGGTCTGGATATGCCGGATCAGTCACGGGCGCGTCTGCATAAAGCGATTGGCGCGGTCCTGAGTGAAGGCAATCCGGCGTCTGCCCTTAATCATCTCAACCATGCGTTACAGCTCGATCCCCGCTGTGGCGTGAAAAAAGACAAACAGCAGCTGGAGCGCAGACTGCGCAATGACAGCCGCTGACAGAACGTGCCCCCGCGCACGGGCGGCACGGGGTGGCGAAAGGCACTGCCACATCAAAACCCCGTCCACCGCCCTCTATTTCAGGAGAAAGCAGCATGAAGTTTGTTGCGCCAGAACAGGCACCGGAACAGGCGGAAATCATCAGAAATACGCCGTTCTGGCCTGATGTGGACCTGTCGGAGTTTCGCAGTGTCATGCGCACTGACGGCACGGTGACGCAGCCGCGTTTAAAGCAGGTTGCGCTGTCGGCAATTTCGGAGGTCAACGCAGAGCTGTATGAGTTTCGCAGACGCCAGCAGATGCTGGGGTATGCCTCGCTGGCAGAAGTCCCGGCGGAACAACTGGACGGCAAAAGCGAGCGCATTCAGCACTATTTCAACGCGGTTTACTGCTGGGCACGCGCCATGCTCAACGAACGTTACCAGGACTATGACGCCACGGCATCCGGTGCGAAGCGAGGCGAGGAACTGGCGGAAGCAAGCGGTGATTTATGGCGTGACGCCCGCTGGGCCATCAGCCGGGTGCAGGATGCGCCGCACTGCACAGTGGAGCTTATCTGATGAAAGTGCGTGCGCATCAGTATGACACGGTGGACGCACTTTGCTGGCGTCATTACGGGCGCACGCAGGGTGTCACGGAGCAGGTACTGAAGGCAAATCCGGGGCTTGCCGAATACGGCCCCTTTTTACCTCACGGGCTGCAGGTGGAGCTGCCGGACATTCCGACCACCACCACCACCGTGCAGACCGTCCAGCTATGGGACTGAATTATGACGCTTGAGCGAATCAGCGCCTTTATCACGTATTGCATCGCCGTCGTGCTGGCCTGGCTGGGCGATTTGTCCATCAAGGATGCCTCAACGCTGGGCGGCCTGATGATTGGTGTGCTGATGCTGGCTATCAACTGGTACTACAAACATAAAGCCTACCAGCTTCTGCGCGACGGGCAGATCTCGCGGGAGGACTATGAATCCATCAATCGTTAAACGCTGCCTTGTCGGGGCCGTGCTGGCTATTGCAGCTACGTTGCCGGGTTTTCAGCAGCTTCACACCTCCGTGGAGGGGCTGAAACTAATTGCCGATTACGAAGGCTGCCGTCTGCAGCCGTATCAGTGCAGTGCAGGTGTCTGGACCGACGGCATTGGTAATACATCGGGCGTCATTCCCGGCAAAACAATCACGGAACGACAGGCAGCAGAAGGGCTGATTTCCAACGTGCTGCGTGTGGAGCGGGCACTGGAAAGGTGTGTGAAGCAACAGCCGCCGCAAAAGGTGTATGACGCGGTGGTGTCGTTTGCCTTCAACGTGGGAACGGGCAATGCCTGCAGTTCCACACTGGTGAAATTACTCAATCAGCGGCTCTGGGCGGATGCGTGCCGACAGTTGCCGCGCTGGGTTTATGTTAAAGGTGTGTTTAATCAGGGGCTGGATAACCGCCGTGCGCGGGAGATGGCCTGGTGCTTACAGGGAGCAAACTGAAATGAAAAAGAAAGTAATCAGCGGGCTGTTTCTGATGTTATGGATAGCTCTGTTAATCGCCGCAATGGTGTATCCGCAGGGGATTTTTCCGGTACTGGCAGCATCTGGTGTCTGGGTAGCCTGTCTGCTGACATGGGCAGTAATTCCGGTAGCACTGGCTGCGTTAATTAAGAACGGCCCGCTCTGGCAGGAGTTGAGGGCATCTTTGCTGAAGAAAATTACCCGAAAAGAAAACGTATTTATCAGCTGGATGATGCGATTGCTGATTGTCGTCAGTCTCGCCTGGACGGGGTGGGCTATTACCCTGGTCTTTTATCTGCTGACCGTTATTGCCTTCTGGATCACCCGTAATCAGATGGCGCAACAGGTAGCAGCATGAACCGGTTGCTGCTGGTTGTGCTGGCGTTATTACTGGCGGCGCTGGGCTGGCAGACGTGGCGGCTGGCTGATGCCAGCCAGACCATCAGCACGCAGGCAGACGAGCTTCGGAGCAAAAGCCAGGCACTGGCAAAGAGTAACAGCCAGCTGATCAGCCTGTCCATTCTGACTGAAACCAATAACCGGGAGCAGGCGCGGCTCTATGCCGAAGCAGAACAGACCAGCGCACAGCTGAGACAACGACAACGCCGGATCGAGGAACTGAAACGTGAGAACGAGGATTTACGCCACTGGGCTGATACTCCTTTGCCTGCTGACATTATCCGGCTGCGGGAACGTCCGGCACTCACCGGAGGTGCAGCTTACCGTCAGTGGTTGTCCGCGAGTGACGCCGTGTCGGCTGGAGCAGGCAGCACCGCGCACTAACGGTGATCTGAATGCGTTGCTGGATGAAACGGAGGCCGCCTGGGCGGTCTGTGCAGACAAAGTGAACATGATTATTGCGTGTCAGGAGCGAAACAGTGAACAAACCACAATCCCTGCGCCACGCCCTCAATAAAGCGGTGCCTTATGTCCGCAATAACCCGGACAAACTGCATCTGTTTGTGGATAACGGTTCGCTGGTTGCCACGGGGGCCAGCTCCATGTCATGGGAGTACCGCTACACCCTGAACGTGGTGATTGAGGATTTCAGCGGCGACCAGAATCTGCTGATGGCCCCGGTTTTGCTGTGGCTGCGTGATAACCAGCCCGATGCCATCAATAACCCGGCGTTACGGGAAAAGCTATTCACCTTTGAGGTGGATATTCTGCGCAACGATGTCTGTGATATCAGCCTCAACCTGCAACTGACGGAGCGTGTGCTGGTCAGCACTGACGGCAGTGTGTCGAGCGTTGAAGCTATAGCGGAACCTGATGAACCTGAAGAAATGTGGACGGTGAAACGTGGCTGAACTGCAGAAAGTGGACGACTGGCTGAGTGCCTTGCTGGCGAATCTGGAGCCAGCCGCAAGAAGCCGCATGATGCGCCAGCTGGCGCAGGAACTACGCCGGACACAGCAGCAAAATATCAGAATGCAGCGCAATCCAGATGGCAGCAGTTATGAACCGCGACGGGTAACAGCACGCAGTAAAAAAGGCCGTATCAAACGTCAGATGTTTGCAAAGCTGCGCACCACAAAATACCTGAAAACTTCCGCCAGCGCCGACTCTGCCAGCGTGCAGTTTGAAGGCAAGGTACAGCGCATTGCCCGTGTTCACCACTACGGATTGAGAGAGCGGATAGGTAAAAGAAGCAAAAGTATTAAATACCCAGCTCGCAGATTGCTGGGACAGACCCAAGAGAGTAACCAGATAATTCTAAACACTCTCTTGAGGTGGATGACAAAAGATAACTAAATTCTAAGCTGGGGTTATCAGAGTATCAATTCTCTTGATATCTGCAGCCGTTGCGTGAGGGCATTTTTTCAGGATGTTTAGCCATTTTTTATCTCTGGGTTGGTATTCTAAGTCACCATCGGTTTCAAGTTTCGAAAGAATGCCAACAATATCACTGTGGCTAATCCAATCTTGTTTTTCTTTAAATACATTCCATGTTGCCCAGCACTTCCCTATTTCAGATGGGGACGACCATCGCATAATTTCTATTATATGGGATATTTTTTTGTCGAAACTTTCAGTGCCGGGGCTAGGGCTTATTCTTAAAATGTTAGAGAAAGGTACTTCAGCATAGTTGAAGTCCCAAACCCCTTCTGTTTCGATGCACATTTTGACAACAGAAGCATGAAAATCTTGACGTATAAGCTCGTCAGGGTAACCGTGATTGTTGCTAAGTGTTATGACTACATTAACTAAAGCATCGAACTCTCTGTAGGGGATAATATTGTCTGGAGAAAGAAGTTTTCCGCCGAATTGAATGTACAATATTGGTTTCTTTAGAATGTCAATTATGGCTTTTGTCACGGCCCAGCTTGCAGCTCTTTGAGGACATAAGGCTTCTAGTTCCGCTTTTTTATTTTTTTTTCCTTTCGTAACGGTATCCATTACAGTTTTTATTTTGGGAAGAACATGTTCGTGCTCAAGGTTGAAACGATGAGGTGATTCTTTAAAGGATTTATATTCCTGAGATAAATCTGCAAGGAAGTCTTCTATGGTTGCTTTAATCAGGTGTATATTTTTTGATTTAAATAAATACTTTGTCTCCTCGAAAGTTAAAGGGTTTGCATCTGGGTGAATTACCATGAATGCTGGCGGGTTTTTTCCATGCAGATGTGCTAATGCTTCTTCATAAAGGAAACCTATATTTGGGTCGGTTAAGCTGTAACCGATGAATATAGGGGACATTTCTGAAAACAATGTGTAAATTTTTCGGCTAAGATAAGTGTCTTCGCGCTGAAAAGAAAAGTATTGACTTTGTGTTATAACAATCGAATCAGGTTTTCCGACGTCACCATGAATTTTGAAGATATTTTTCCCTTTTGTTGATACTTTAGGGAATGGATCCTTTCTGATGATTTTATTTGCCATATGCTCAAATGTTTCTTCAAGCACCTCATCCCAGTTAGTTGTTACAATTGTATTGGGAGCGAAGAGTTTGAATCTTTTAAGCCATCTTGGTTCTTTAGTTTCTGTTTTTAAATCTATAATCGTCCTGGCAACGAGCGAATTGAAATCATATTCTTTTATTGATGATTCACTCATCGCATAACTTAAAAGTAATTCTGCAGCACGCAGAGGCTGTGATGAATCTAATTTTAACGGGTACTCTATTCGCTTTGCTATTTCTTCAAGTACGGCCCCCCAACTTGGATATCCGAAATTGTACGAAAATCCAGAGCCAATCCAGAGGAAATAACTCTTTGAAAATACTGATGATAATAGGGATTTTTTATTTTCTGAAGATAATTGATCTAAGCAACTCATAAGAATCCTTCCAAAACAGATTTGATGATCATCTTGTGTGGGTGACTGCACAAACCTCTTTAATATCACTGTCGTTTACGATAGGCAATGATTTCCATATGAACGCACAACTAACCGAAATCATGCGCCTTATCACCAACCTGATCCGCACCGGCACCGTGACCGAAGTGGATCGGGAAAACTGGCTTTGCCGGGTGAAAACAGGCGACCTCGAAACCAACTGGATTAACTGGCTGACGCTGCGTGCCGGTGGTGCCCGTACATGGTGGTGTCCGTCGCCGGATGAGCAGGTGGTGGTGCTGAGCATGGGGGGCAATCTGGAAACCGCTTTTGTGCTGCCCGCCATCTACTCCAGTCAGTTTGCGCCTCCGTCGGATTCCGTGGACGGCTGCGTGACGGAGTACCCGGACGGCGGCAGGTTTGAGTACGAACCCGCCACCGGGCGATGGTACGTCCGGGGTATCAAATCCATGGTGATCGAGGCGGCAGACAATATCACCCTCAAAACCGGTCAGTTTGTGGTGGAGGCTGACACCACGCGCATCAACAGCGAGGTGGTGATCAATGGTGGCGTCACCCAAGGCGGCGGCGCGATGAGTTCCAACGGAGTCGTGGTTGACGACCATGAGCATACTGGCGTCCTGAAAGGCGGCGATACAACCGGAGGCCCGGTATGACGCTTTATATCGGGATGAACAATACCAGCGGTAAAGCCATTACTGATATTGACCATCTGCGCCAGTCGGTGCGGGACATTCTGCTGACACCGCAGGGTAGCCGTATTGCCCGTCGGGAATATGGTTCTCTGCTGTCGGCACTGATAGACCAGCCACAAAATCCGGCATTACGCCTGCAGGTCATGTCGGCAGTGTATGTGGCGCTGAGTCGCTGGGAGCCACGGCTGACGCTGGATTCCATCACCATTAACAGCAATTTTGACGGTTCAATGGTGGTGGAGCTGACCGGGCGGCGTAATAACGGTGTGCCTGTTTCCCTTTCCGTATCAACAGGAGCAGAGAATGGCAGTGATTGACCTTTCGCAGTTGCCTGCGCCGCAGATTGTGGATGTGCCGGACTTTGAGACGCTGCTTGCCGCACGCAAGGCAGAATTTGTGGCGCTTCATCCGAAAGATGAACAGGAGGCTGTGATGCGTACGCTGGAACTGGAATCTGAACCCGTCACCAAATTGTTGCAGGAGAACGCTTACCGTGAGTTGCTTCTGCGCCAGCGCATTAACGAAGCCGCGCAGGCGGTAATGGTGGCTTACGCGATGGGCGGCGATCTTGACCAGCTCGCCGCCAATTACAACGTGAAACGCCTGACGGTGACACCTGCTGATGATGACGCTGTGCCGCCCGTTGCAGCAGTGATGGAAAGCGATGAAGCGTTACGCCTGCGTGTGCCTGCAGCCTTTGAGGGGCTTTCAGTTGCGGGACCAACTGCCGCTTATGAATTTCATGCCCGAAGCGCCGACGGTCGGGTGGCGGATGCCAGTGCAACCAGTCCGGCACCTGCAGAGGTGGTGCTGACTGTCCTTAGCCGCGAAGGCGACGGAACAGCAGAAAAAGACTTGCTGGATGTGGTGGAGAAAGCCCTGAACAGTGAGAACGTCCGCCCGGTGGCTGACCGTCTGACGGTTCGCAGCGCAGAAATCATCCCGTACCGTGTGGAAGCCACCATTTTTCTTTATCCGGGACCGGAAGCAGAGCCGGTAATGGCAGCGGCAAAAGTCAGCCTGCAGAGGTACATCGCCAGTCAGACGCGGCTCGGTCGGGATATTCGCCGTAGTGCTATTTGTGCCGCGCTGCATGTTGAGGGTGTTCAGCGTGTGGAACTGGCTTCACCGCTGGCTGATGTGGTCCTGAACAAAACACAGGCCGCATCATGTACGCAGTGGAGCGTAACCAACGGAGGAACGGATGAATAGTCTGCTGCCACCGGGTTCAACTTCACTGGAGCGCCGACTGGCGCAGACCTGTAGCGGGATTTCTGATCTGCAGGTGCCGCTGCGTGATTTGTGGAATCCGGCTACCTGTCCGGTCAGCTTCCTGCCTTATCTCGCCTGGGCGTTCTCTGTGGATCGCTGGGACGAGGGCTGGACAGAAAGCGTCAAGCGCCAGGTGGTGAAGGATGCTTTTTATATTCATCAGCATAAAGGGACCACCAGTGCCGTGCGTCGGGTGGTGGAGCCGTTCGGCTTTCTGATCCGCATTATTGAGTGGTGGCAGACCGGAGAGACACCGGGCACGTTTCGTCTGGATATCGGCGTGCAGGACCAGGGCATCACTGAAGATACCTATCTGGAACTTGAGCGACTGATAAGCGATGCCAAACCATGTAGCCGTCACATGATCGGCATGTCCATCAATCTGCAGACCAGCGGCCCGCATTGGGTGGGAGCCGCCAGTTATCTTGGCGAAGAAATCACGATCTATCCGTATATCAACGAAACAATTATTTCCGGCGGCACCGCGCATGAAGGCGGGGCGGTCCATGTTATTGACACAATGAGAGTGAATCCATGAGCACAAAATTTTATACCCTGCTGACGGATATTGGCGCGGCGAAACTTGCCAGCGCCGCCGCGCTCGGTGTGCCGCTAAAAATTACCCATATGGCGGTGGGCGATGGCGGCGGAGCATTGCCGACGCCGGACGCAAAGCAGACGGCACTGGTAAATGAGAAACGCCGGGCTGCGCTGAATATGCTCTATATCGACCCGCAGAACAGCAGCCAGATTATTGCTGAACAGGTGATCCCTGAAAATGAGGGTGGTTGGTGGATACGTGAAGTGGGTCTGTTTGATGAGTCCGGGGCATTGATTGCCGTAGGCAACTGCCCGGAAAGCTATAAGCCGCAACTGGCTGAAGGCAGCGGGCGCACCCAGACCGTGCGCATGGTGTTGATTACCAGCAGCACGGACAATATCACCCTGAAAATCGACCCTGCCGTCGTGCTGGCAACCCGCAAGTATGTGGATGACAAGGTACTGGAGCTGAAGGTGTTCGTGGATGATAAGATGGCAAAACATCTTGCCGCACCGGACCCGCATTCACAGTATGCACCCAAAGAAAGCCCGACATTGACCGGAACACCCAAAGCGCCAACGCCAGCGGAGGGGAATAACACCACGCAGATTGCGACCACCGCGTTTGTTCAGGCGGCACTGATGGCCCTTATTAATGGTGCGCCAGCCACACTGGATACGCTGAAAGAAATTGCCGCTGCCATTAATAATGACCCGAAATTCAGTACCACCATTAACAATGCGCTGGCACTGAAAGCGCCGCTGTCAAGTCCGGCACTCACCGGAACGCCAACAGCCCCCACTGCCGCACAGTCGGTTAACAATACACAGATTGCCACTACGGCTTTTGTGAAATCGGCGATTGCGGCAATGGTGGGTTCTGCACCTGCGGCACTGGATACACTGAACGAACTGGCGGCGGCGCTGGGGAATGACCCGAACTTTGCCACGACAATGCTTAATGCACTGGCAGGTAAACAACCGCTGGACAATACGCTGACTAATTTGAGTGGAAAGGATGTAGCTGGTCTTCTCGCATACCTTGGT